GTCGTACTTCGACCATGTGGATCAGCCTTGACGGTCAGCGTAGGGCATGGCGTAGCTCGAGCCCTTCGGCTTCGACCCGCCGCCGAACGCCGACGTGAGCCCGTAGATGAGCTGCCCGATGTTCGCACCCTGCGGCGTGTACTGCGACGGCTGGCTGCCGATCGCGCTGGCGATGTTGCCGCCGATGTTCGAGGTCGTGGCGAAGTTCTGGACGATCTGCGACGCGATGTCGCCGCGCGCGCCGCCGATGGCCGCACCGCGCTGCATCTGGATGCCCGCTTGTTGCTGGCCCACGCTCTCGCGGATCGCGCCGAGCACGCGCCCCAGGTCGCTGGAGATCCCGCGCTGCGCCCACGCCAAGCCCTGCGGGTCGTAGTTCCCCGAGTTCAGCAGGTCCTGCTGCGCCAGCCCGCGAGCTCGCACAGCCTCGTCACGCGCCGCCGTCTCCGCAGACATGCCCGCGCCCGCCGTGGACGCCAGCGCGCTGTCGAAGCCGCCCTGCACGTCCTCCAGCGCCTTGCGCCGCTCCTGCAACGCCTTGGCCCCCACCACGCCCGACTCGGCCTGCAGCCCGCGCAGGATGTTGAGGATCTTCTTGAGGTTCGCCGCGTTCTGCTTGTTGGCGCTGCGGCTGCCGAACAGGTCGGTGAGACCGCCGGCAAGGCCCGCTCCAGCAAGTCCCAAAGAAATCGGGTCCATAGTCAGCTCCAGTCTCCCCGCGTCTCGTCGCCCGGTTCGCCCATCTCCCACATGAAGAAGAACGTTTCGGCTGCGATCGTTCCAGCGCCCGGCGCGGCCGAGAACTGGAACTCTGGCGTCAGCGTGCCAGCATCCGCGAAACTGACGATGCCCTCCACCGTGACCCACACGCTATTCGCCGTGCTCGCGGGCGCGGCCAGGAGGATCGTGACGTCGTTGCGCCTGCTGGATTGCTGGACGTTGCCCGCCGTGCCGACCGCTTGCGCTTGACCGATCGCGGTGTAGTCGATCGTGGTGATCGTCGCCGTGGTCGAGAAGCCGACGCCAACGCTCGCCGAGGTCGAGCCGCGATTGAGCGCCAAGCGACCACGGAAGTAGTACACGCGATCCGCAGCGACCGCGACGCTCCCAAACGTGGGGAACCAGTCCTGCACCGCGTTCGAGTTCGTGTACGAGGTGTCCACCTGCAGGCGGCGAAGCATGGACGGCCCGATGTACGTCGATCCGCCCACGATGCCGCTCGCAGGAACCGACGCGAACACGACGGGCTGGCGTCCAGCGGGAACCGGCGTCGCCGTGCTCTCGAAGTTTGGCTCGTCAACGCGCACGCCCTCGGCGAACACGTAGGGCGGGCCACCGGGGAGCGCGAGGCGTAGCTCGGACAGCAGCGCGTCGTAGTCCACGTCGAGCGCGCCATCCTGGCTCACCACGAGGTACGCGCCCGCGAGTTGCGCAGCCGTGACCGCCGCGTCGCTCGACAGGTTCAGGTCGCGCTGGAGCTGATCGCGCAGCGCGTCGTAGTCGACCGTGACGCGCCCCTGCTCGTCGAGACGCACGTACGCGCCCGTGAGTTCCGAAGTCAAGCGCGCCTGAGCCGAGCGCCGTGTGCGCGGGTCGTTTGCGCCCAGCGACGGCGACACGCGCCCTTGCTGGTACAGCGCGCCTTTCGACTTGCGCCTGGTCTCGCGCGGATCGGTCACGCAAGCCTCCCAGCGCGTCGCTGGCCGCCCGCCTCGATCACCGCGAGCATGAATTCAAAGCCCCAGCCGCCCACGCCGCGCAGCACGAGCCACACGTAGTTCCCCCGCACGCGAGGCAGCTTCGCACCGGAGACGCCTGGGGCAATCTTGAACTGGCGGCGAGCCTTGCCGAAGTCGCGCGCCGTGTCGCTGGAGTAGACCTCGACGATGCACCCATCGCCGCGCGCGTCCAAGGCCACTTGAAGCTCGGTCAGCATCATGTCGAGCCGCGCATCGTCCCACGTGAGCGGTCCGAATCGGCACTTCGAGTAGATCGGCACGTCAACGTCCTTCGTCGCCGCGGCGTCCAGCTTGCGCACTTGGCCGTCGCCGAATCCGATCACAACCGCCGCATCCGAAGGCTTGTCGCCGTCCACCGTGATCGCGTCGGTCACTATGCGCCCCGCAAACTCGTGCTCCTGCAGCGCGTCGACACTGCGCTCCCACGAGAACCAGCGGCTTGAGCCCGCCTCGGTGCCGTACGGACACGCGAAGATGTCGAGCCGGTCGGCGCGGTAGTTCCACGCCATGCGGATGAAGTTCTTCGACAGGTCCACGGAGCGGAACACCTCACGCATCCGCGCGCCGCTCAAGACCTCGATCTGTTGCCCGCCGCGCACGACGGCAAGCTCGCCCTCGTTCGTCCAGAAGTACAGCTCGCCGCTCGGACCCACGCACCATGCGCGCCCGAACGCCCCGCCCATTGAGCGCGTCAGCACGTCGTACACGCCGTTCCCACCGGGACCGGGATCGCCCGTGAGCCGCCAGATCGAGTGATCGCCGAACACGATGGCGAAGTCGTCCGTGATCGGCGCGAACCCGTTGAGCACGTCGTCGACGTCGAAGCTCGGCGGGAGCCCTGAGTTCCACGCCTGCGCGGGCGAGACGACCTCGGGCGCGTAGTCCCAGTCGAACGGGTTGCCCGTGGCCGAGTAGAACGCGCGCGAGCCGGCAAGCGCCACGAGGCGAGCGCGATACGCCTCAAAGATGGGGGCCGCGACCGGCACCTCGCCCGCCGTGGTCGCCGTGAACAAGCTGGTCTCGCGCGTGCGGATGTCGGTCTTGAACGAGCGCACGCCGTCCGTGGTGAACACGAAGCGCCCCAACGCCTGCGAGTGCCAGTAGCGCGCCGCCGCCGCGGTCACCTGCGAGCCGCCCGAGGTCACTTGCTGGTAGTCCGTGCCGAACACCACGATGTTGCGATCGACGACCGCCACGCGCTGACGCAAGCGCCCCTCGCCCGTCTCGGCCACGAGCGCCACGAGTTGAGAGCGCGCGATCCCGCCCGTGCCGACCTTGAAGTCGCTGGAGCTGAACGTGATCGACGCCGCACCCGAGGACGCCGTGGTCGCGTTCTGGTTGCGCGCGACGATCGTGAGCGTGCTCGTCGTGAGCCCGACCGCAGACACAAGCTCGGAGCGCGTGGTGCTCGCCGCGTACAGCGTGCCCGAGCCCGTCTCCAAGTTGATCGCGGCCTTGAGGTTCGTGAGGCACGCATCGACCGTCGTGCCGATGTCCACCTCACGCGGATTCGTGGGCGTGGCGACGAACGTGTAGGTCTCCAGCGTCGCCGTCGTTCCCACCGTACCGTTGAACGTGACCGTCGTGCCCGCTGACGGGATCGACAGCATGGTGAGCGTGACCGTGTTCTCGCGGCGCAGGCCGAGCACGATCGACTCCGCGCGCGTGATCGTCTCGTCACCGTACGCGGGCCGAGGTTGCTGGAGCGCGATCGAGTAGCACGCCTGCGCACGCGGCGCGGTCGGCTGGAGCAAGACCACCCCGTCCTTGTCGAGAACCACGTACTGCGGCGGCGCGTTGGCGATCGTCGCGCGCTCGGCGTGCCACGGAACGTAGGCGTTGTCGAACTCGTCCACGGCCATCTCAAGGCCCGCGAACGAGAACGCATCGTTCGCCACCGGGGACGCGCCCCCGATGCTGTACGTCCACGCGCCCGTGAGCGAGAAGTCGTCGCCCCGGTCGAAGATCAGGCGCACGCTCTCGAACGTGCCAGTCGCGCTGGCGATCGGCCCCAGGCTCACAAGGTTGCCGTCCGTGCGCCACGCGATCCCGCCGCCGAGCGCGCTGGTCGTGCCCACGCCCGTCTCGGGGCTGGCGACGATGTACGCGATGTCCTGCGTGTCGCCGTCAAGCACCGTCACGTTGCCGAACGGGCTCAGCGCTTGCCGCGATCGGTGGAAGTCCGCGACCGTGCCGTCCGCAGGCGGGGGCGGCGTGGAGTAGTACGGGTGCGACGTGGGAAGCTTCGCTTGCTCGCCGTAGTACCACGCGATTGCGCCCTCCACGAGTTGACGCTCGGCGGTCGTGATTACGTCCGTGCCCGAGCGCTGGATCGCCACGATCAAGCCGACCTCGCCGCTCCAAAAGCTGTCGAAGGGCGAGAAGTTGGACGCGGGGAAGAACGAGGTTTGCCCGATGCGCGTGGGGAACGGCGAATCGCTCGCGGCGGCGGTGCCCGTGTGAACTGGTGACCCCGCTCCGTTGAGCATGGGCTCGCCGTTGAAGTAGATCTCGTACGCGCTTCCTGTGGTCTGCGGATTCGACACCCACGAGATCAGCGACCACTTGGACCCGCTCGGCGTCGCAACGTGGTAGCGCGTGGTCGTGGTGTCGCGGTCCACAACGGCCAGCGTGTCCGCAGAGAACGCGCCCGCCGTGCTCATGTTCGAGCAGATCGCGCGCGTGAACTGGTTGTTCGATGCGTCCACGAAGCGCTGAGAGAGCAGCGTGCTGCCAGCCGCAGCGGGCTCAGGACGGCACGCCACGAACACGGCCCAGCGCGCACTACTCGCCAGCGCGCCCGCAGCACCGAAGCCGGGGATCAGCGCGGTCATGATCTCGCTGGCGTTCGCGTCGATCGTCGGGTTCGCGGGCGATGCGAGCAGCGTGCTCTTGCCGTCAAACACCATGACGGGGCGACCGCTCATGCCCTCCGCGCGGAACTTGGGCGCGGTCGTGGTGACCACGCGGCCCGCGCGCAGCATCCCCGTGGTCGCAGGACTGCTCGTGCCCTGAGGCGTGAAGCGGAACGTGGCCGACGTGATCGTGATGGTCAGCTCGGGCTGCGGCTCAGTCGGCGACCCGATGAGCGCGCGCACGCGATCCGTGTCGTCCATGAACACGAGCGCGCTACCCGCCGAGACGTTCAAGATGCCGTTGTTGATGATCGCGCGCAGGTTGGCGATCGTGAGCGTCGCGCTCGCGCCAATGGCCACCTCGTACGCCGCCGTCGCGCTTGACTTGAACGTCCACGTCTCGCTCGCGCCCCCATCGCGGCGCGCGATCACCAGCGTGTCGTTGTTGCTCGGCTGGCCGCTGAATCGACCCTGGCGCTCAATCACCGTGACGCTCTCGCCCGTCGTCACCAGACGGCGCTCGGACCCCTCGCTGTCGAAGAACTCGAACACTTGGTCGCCCGTGTCGAGGTCAAGCTCCGCGGGGTCGAACACGCACCACTTGCGCGTGTCCCACGAGCCCAAGTTGTTGAGCCACCACGAGCGGAACGAGTCGTCGAGGCGCTGGCCCGCGTTGGGGAAGCGAGGATCGAACCCGCGCTTGGAGTTGAGCGTCGAGCACACCGCCACGCGCCCGCTCGCGTTGACCGACAGCCCGCTCACCGGCGAAGGCACCTGCGACCGCGACAGTTCGCGCGCGAGCGTGCTGATGTTCTCGTAACGCACGACGTACGACCGCCCGCGCACCGTGTCGTCGAGGCCCGCGTACAAGAGCCCCGCGTGGACCGCGAGCTTCGCCACGAACGCGCCGGGCTCGATCTCCCACACAATGCGCCAGCCCGAGAACGTGTCCTTCTGGTAGGCCCACAGACGCGACCGTCCCGCGCTGCCGCCTTCGCTCGTGCCCACGTAGAACGCGCGCACCAAAGGGTCGATGGCGAGCGCGTAGCACTTCTGCCCGCTCGACTGCACCGGGAGCACGATCGTGTCGATCTCCACGCCTTGCGAGTTGCGCACGACCACGTGCGTCCCGCCTTCGAGCGCGTAGCTGTTCCCGTCCGCGTCCACGCGCACCGCACGCGTCTCGCGCGCGCCGCCTTGCCACAACTCCACCGGCGTCGCCAGTTCGTCGTAGTTGCTCGTGCGCGTGTCCACCACGCAGTCGGCCATCGCGCGCACGCCGGTCGCCCCGAGCGCCGCAGAGCAGAACGCGCTCAGGCCCTCGCGCGAGCCGCCCCCGTAGCGCCCCGTGCGCGGGTTGCGCGTGAGGACGTTGAGGGACTCGGGGGTCGTGCCTCGCGCCTGGTCCGGCCCCGGCATCGAGTCGTCACGCCCGCCCGAGGGCCAGTCAAGGCGGATGTTCACTGGAGCGTCACCACGGGGTCGCCGCCGTAGTAGTCGTTCATGATCCCGCGCGCCATTTGCACGCTCGTATTGCGAGGCCGCTCCATGTACTGGAAGGCGCGCATGTCGGCGTTGACGGCCATCTGCCACACCGGGCCAGCCTGGATGCGGTCGATCTCGGCCTGCACGTCGGTGCGCCCGTCGTTAGACCAGCCGGCCGCGTAGGCGCGCACGAGCTCGAGGAACAGCGTCTCCAGCAGCGGCAGGTGCGTGGGGAGCGGGACGTTCGTGGTCGGGTTGCACTCGCGGTCAACCATGTTGACCCACTTCATCGACCCGAAGGCGAGCAGTGCGTTCGCTCGCGGCGCGGTGTGGGTGGGCCAGAAGGCAAGGTGCGGCCGCACTTCACCCGCATCCGTGAGGTCGGTGTACGGCGCGAGGACGATCGAGTAGCCGTCGCTCGTGCTGCCGTACTGCGCCCGGGTGCGCACGACGTCGCCGTAGTCGCGCGAGTAGACCACGCGCAGCCCGCTCGCATCCGCGGCCGCAACGTCGTTCAGTTGCGCCATGTCGGCCGGCAGGCAGAGCTTGTCGGTGTTCGCCGGGATCGTCAGCGCCCAGCGCCGCGCTTCGAGCCAGCGCCACGGGTGCGCGTAGAGGATCGTCCCCGCCGCGTCCACGATGCTCAGCCGATCGAGCGGCTCGTCGTCGTCCACGCCCAGCTTGTGATTGATCGCTTCGTAGCAGCGCTTGAGGGTGAGGACCATGACGACTCCTGCGGGGAAAGGAAGGGCCGGGCGGTCTGCGTGCTGTGCAGACCGCCCGGCGTCAGATCAGCTGTCAGCGTCGACCGCGTAGTTGCAGAACGACCAGCCCCAGCCGAGGCCGTTGAAGTGGCCATTGGCGCGCGTGGCCGACACGTCCGCGCCCACCTGCTTGAAGATCACCTTGCGGTTGCGAGCCCCGGCGACCAGCGTGGTCGGCGTGGTGCGCTGGTGGGCCAGCGAACCGACCGCGCTCATCGACGGCGTGTAACCCTGGCCCGTCGCGCCGGTGGCGCTGAGCTTGGTCATGCCGGTGACGTAGCCACAGACGGTCACGCTGCCCTTCGCGCCGGCCGCGACAGCCGCGTCCGCGACGCAGTAGATGTCCACCTCGGAGTGATGCAGGGACACCGTGTCGACGTCGTAGTCGCGCACGTAGGCCCACGCCGAAGTGCCCTGACCGGAGGCGGTCGGGGGAGACAGCGGGTTGTAGCTCGTCGCCACAGCCAGGGCCATGTCGAAGCACATCACCTTCTTGGCGGTCGCAACCTCCGAGAACGTGACGTCGGTGACGGACAGTTCCGCCATCACGGGGAGCTGACCAGGGAACGCGGTGTAGTAGGGAATCAGAATCATGGGTCAGCCTCTCAGTAGGCGCTAATGCCGGAGGGGGTGGCGGACGGGAACACGATGGCTTGACGACGCAGGTCGGTCGCAGCCCAGTTCCACTCCACGTCGAGGTACGACCCGTACACGTCCGGGGTGTTCCACGCGGGAGTGATCTTGCGCTCGCGGAACCAGTTGAGCTTGTGCGCAACCGGGAACAGCGAGTCGCGGCGGTGCAGGATCGCGCGCGGACCCTTGGCGTCGCCTTGGCCTTCGGTGACGAGAGTGGTGTTCGTCGCGCCGGCATAGCCAGCGTACGTGTCCATCTCAGGCCACCACTCGACCGGCACGCCGCCCACGATGGGATTCGTGACGTTCGGATCGCGGCGGTCGGGAGCGACCCAGATGTGCTGGGTGTTCACGACGGCCTGGATCAGGTCGAGCAGCTTGCCCGACGCGTACCACACGCTGTCCGCCGTGTTGCCCTTGTACTCGAAGCCCGAGAGCATCGTGTTCGGGATCGACGTCGGCACTTGGAACGACGTCTCGCGCAGCGCACGCAGCATCGCGTTGAAGAAGCCGGTGCCGGTGTTGTCGATCGTGCTGTAGCTCACTTGGCGAGGCACGAGCACGTTGCGACCGTTCGGAGCCACGAGGCCCGCGTCGTTCACGTTCAGGCCGAACTTGGTCGTCCAGCGGCCGTTCACGATGCCCGCGGTGTTGTAGTCCGTGCCGGCCGAGCCAGCGGTCAGACCCGTCGCGGTGGTGATGCCGAAGCACGCATTGAACCACTCGTTCACGAGCGCCATCAGCGACGTGACTTGCGTCGGCTTCGACTGCGTGCGGTCCTCCATCGTGGTGAAGTTCGGGACCGCCGACGTCATCTTCTCCAGCTTGTTGGCGAGAGTGACGGCGCGTTCGGCTTCCTTGTTCTTCTTCGTGCTGGAGAGGCGATCGTAGAAGAGGTCCCAGCGACCGGCTTCCGCCAGCGACGTCAGGCCCTCGTTCTTCTCGATCTCGGCGTCGACCCACGCCATGTCCTGATACATCAGGATGATGCGTTGCGAGCCGATGCGGATGTTGTCGGTGCGCGACAGCGAGCGCAGGCCGCCGGGGTTGATGACCTTGAGGTCGTTCCCCTCCTTCGGGTTGAACTGGAAGTCGAACTTGTCGCCCCCCACCATCCCGAGTCGGTACGCGGCAGCGTCCGTGAAAACGTACTTGTTGAGGCCCTGCATCGGCAGGGGCTGGTCGCCCTTGACGATGTGGGTAGTGCCAGTTACGGCGTTGAAGTTCAGCAGTGCAGACTGGATCAGGCCATCGACGGCCATCGCTCACCTCCTAGTTGTGCGAGGCCGCGAAGCCGTTGCGCTGCGACTCCATCATCCGCGCCACGAACTGCTCACGAGCGGCAGCGTGCGGGTTGGTTGGGGCCGCAGGGCGCGCAGGATTGCGGCCCGACATGTCGACCATCCCGCGCTGCGCAGCACCATGCGGCGCAACCGGGGCGGTCTGAGCGCGCTCTCCGACATCGAGGGCAATCGTGGCAGCGTCCAAGAGCAGCGTGCGGAGGACAGCCTTGTCGGTGTCCCAGCCCACGTACTTCGGCAGGTCGCCGATCTTGTCCACCACCATCAACGTGTCCTGCCAATTGTCGTTGTCGCCGAGTTCCTCAACGGATTTGGTCAACTCGGCGCGGACGTCGAGCACTCGCTGCACCTGAGTCACGTCAGAGCCTTGGCTCCTCTGGTCGAGCTCGGCGCGCAGGCGCTCTTGCTCGGCCAGGACGGGGGACAGGGCAGCCTCGATCGCCGCTTTGACTTTCGGATTCGCCGCGATTTCGGGACGCGCAAGGAGTTCGGCCAGACCGTTCGGCGCTGCGGGGGCTTGCACGTTGCTCGACGTGCTCGCCGCGGCTGCGGAAGGTGAGCTCTGGACTTTCCCTGCGTCGCCTCTCTTCGCGGCTGCGTAATCCGCAGCCTGGCGGTCCTGGCCACGGGCAAGCTTGACACCCCGCCGAAGGATGCCTTCCTTGTCTTGCCCGACCTTCTCCAGGAACTCGCCTTCCGTCCAACCGATCCGAAGGAATGCCCGGCGAGCGCGCTCGTAGCGGGTGTCCAGCGGATCGGGGTTGCTCTGCTCCGGCAGCGCCGGGGCTTGCTCTTGTGTGGGCGCGGGGGCCTCAGCGGGCGCACTCTTGGCCGCCGGCTCGGGCTCAGCCTTCGCGCCCGTCATGCGGGCCACGAACGCCTCCTGCGCCGTCATCATCCCAGCCGGCCGCTCGCCCTTGAACGGCAGCGGCGGCGCGGCCTCACTCGCGGTGGGCGTAGTGGAGGGGGTTTCCGTCTGCGGCTGCGGCGTGCTCGATGCGGCGGATTTGCTGAGCGTTTCGGATGAGGGGAACTTTGCGGCCATCTCGGATCACCGTGTCGCCCTTGTGGTACTTGACGTGGCTGTCGGGGAAGTTGGTGGCGATGTGCCCAACGTCCCGAGCGATCGAGATGCGCGGGGCCGCGATGACCCGCTTGCAGCGCTTCCCGTCGACCACGATGGTTTGCGGAGCCCGGCCCATCCGGTACTCCCGCTCGATCACGTCGCCGTTCGGCGACTCGTAGACGTACACGCTCACAGCTTCTGCACCTTGGCTTTCGACTTGGGCGGCGGCGCTTCGATTTGCTGGGGCTTCGGCCCGCCCGACGGCGCGGTCTTGACGCCCATGCCAGGATCGAACGCGAGCTGCGCGCCCGGCCTCGAGGTCGACTGCGGGCGCTGGGGCTGGCCCTGCTGACCAAGCTGCAGCGCCGCGATCGTGCGGAACATCTGCGCGTCGACCAGCTTCAAGGCCCACTGCGACCCGTAGGCCCGCGCGTGCTGGCGGACGATCGTGTCGATGTCGACCGCAACCGCGTGAGGCCCAAGCCCCACGAGCCACTGGATGAGCCCCTGTGTCGCCAGAAGCTCCTGCTTCAGCGTGATGTCGTTCTTCGGGCGGCCGCTCATGGTGTCGACGGCCAGGGCCAGCTCGCGGTGCGATTTCGCACCCTGCGGCGTCCCACGCGTCTCGACCATCGCCGCGCCGTAGACCTCCTGAAGCTCAGGCGGCAGCGGCCCGATGCGCGTGGAGACCTCGGGATGCACGTCGTACCAGTAGGCGAACTTCGCGCCCACCTGCCGCCACAGGTCGTTGTAGCCGTTGACGTAGAGCCCCATCGTCGACGAGTAGCCGAGCTGCGCGTTCTGCACAGCCGTCGCCGTCGCTTGCGAGTCCACGTCGCCGAGGCGCGAGTGGATGCCGCTCGAGCGCTGCATCTGCTCGAACGCCCACTGGAACGCCGCCATGTGCTGCGGCTGCATCCCGCCGCTCTCAAGCTGCCCGAACATCTCGCCCAGCGCGCGGCCCTGCGGAAGCGTGATGACCGCGCCATTCGGGGCGTTGCGGATCGAGGCCGCCGTGACGTTGTCCTGCGTGACCGCGAGCTGCTTGTAGGTCTCGATCGCGTCGCGGATCGCCCGGGCGATGTCGTTGACGAACCCGCCCTGCGACGACGAGGCCACCAGCGGCGCGAGCTCGACCGGCAGCTCGCCGATCTTGAAGCCCGCCACGAAGGCATAGGGGCCGCAGGGAGACCCAAACCAGGGCTCCGGCTTGCGCACGTTCACGCCGCGGGTCGGAGGCCCGATGGTGGGATCGAGAACGTAGCGAACAACGCCGTGAAAGCCCTGGTCGGGGCCGTGCTCGTCGTCCAACTGGTCCGTGGGGAACCACATCGGCCAGTAGACGAGTTCGTGTCGCGTGACGCCGGAAGGGACTTCCTGCGCGCGCTTGGGGTCGCGGGAGAGTCCCTGCGCCACCTGCTTGAGCGACGCCACGTCCCAGCCCAGCCCCGGCTGAGCCTCGGCCTCGGCGATCACCTCGTCGATCGGACGCGACACGCGATGCGCCCACCACTGAGCGCGCGAGCGGTCATGCTGGCCCGGATCGGTCAGGAACTCGTCGAAGGCTAGGCGCTCGGCGAACGGCTCGAGCTGCCCGTAGCGGCTGCGGATGCCGCACACCAGGCGTGCAGACCGGAAGCCGTAGTCGATGGCGCAGCGCTCGGCCAGCGCCCGCAGGTTCAGCCGGCGAGCCTGCGCGTTCGCAGCCAGCTCGATGAGGTTGGCGCGCTCCGGGGGCCACTCCAGCCCGCCGGCCTCGATGATCCACTGCGGCAGGTAGCCGACCTCGGCCAAAAACGAGCGCAGCCACGTGTGCCGCCAGTTCTCGGGGTCGTCCTTGACCTCGGGGATGTCCGCGTTGCCGCCGTACGACTTGCCGCACGCACGCCGGTACTCGTACTCCAGTGCAGCGCTGTGCGGCTGAAGCTGCGAGCGAGCTTGGACGATCTCGTCCTGAAGCTCGCCGTAGTCGCGGCGATCGGGCTGCTGGAGCGTTTCGGCCATTCGGTGGAAACCGAGCTGGCCGGCACGAGACACGAAGGAGGCTGGCGGCCCCTCAGGTCCGTGCCAGCCACTTGCGGCAGGGGATCAGCCCGCGCTCGTGTGCGTTCAAGTCAAGCACCCACGGAGGGGCGCGTCAAGGGACGGGCGCGTGCGCGATCGAGACCGCGTGATGCACCACCACGGGATTCTTCCCCGCGCGGTGGAGGAAGTAGTACACGTCCACGACGCAGCCGGCGGGCGGCTCGAAGGCCACCCCGCGCTCGTCGGTCGCGCCCCACGCGATGCGGTGCTCGAAGTTGTAGCCCGCGGCGTCCAAGTCCCAGGCGCTCGGCGGGTCGCGGAACACGCCCGTCAGCCCGTGGTCGACCCACAGCGGCGCATCGTCGTCGAACGTGATCTTGCGGCGCTCGGCCACCACGTCGACCTTCTCGAAGTTGCCCTCGACCAGCGCCACGCCGTTCTCGTCGCGCGGGGTGAACTGCGTCAGCGGACCTTGGCCCACGTAGTAGGTCGTCTCGATGTGCGCCATGCCTAGTAGTACCTCGCGCGTTGCGTTCCCTGGCCCTGGTCCATGATGGCCCTCAGCCGCTCCTCATCCGCCCCGCTCATTGCGATGTGCGGCGACACCGAGCGGATCAGGTTCTGCGCCGGCCGCATGTCGCGGTCGATCTTGAACACGTCCATGCACAGGTAGCGTAGCGCGTCGCAGCCGTCGTCGAAGCCGCGCTTCTTGTCGGGGACTGGCAGGAAGCCCTCGGGCCGATTCGGGTCGGGCGCGAACTGGTAGGTGAGGATCTCCTCGTGCAGGCCGATCGGTGCGCGCTTGTGCCGCAGCGCCTCGTCGGTCGGGCCGTAGTGCACGTCGCCGAACAGGAACAGCCGATCTTGCGCGAACATCGTGTTCACGAGGTCGATGCCACCCTGAACCCAGTCCTTCGTCTGGCGCGTGTTGTCGGCCGCTTGGCAGATTTGCCCGACCTTGCGGCCCTGCGCGCGATGGCCCAGCCGCTCGTTGAACAGCTCCCAGATCGCCCGCGCGCTCGGGTCGCACAGGATCGCCTCGATGCGGTACAGGTCGACCAGTTCCTTGACCTTCTCGGCCCACCAGTCGATCCCGCGGTCGTGGAAGTGGACCTCGGCGATGCGGAACAGCTTGCCGCACGCTGACACCGCACCGACTTGCAGCGAGCCCGCGTGGCCGATGGCCCAGTCGAAGCCCGCGACGACGGACTTCACACCGAGGCGCTGCGGTTGCCCGCTCGGCGTGCGCCAACTGTCGATGACCAGCGTCGCGCCGCCCGTCGCCGAGTCGCGCTCGAACAACCCGCGCACGATGTGGCGCTTCGGGTCGTATGCCTTCCAGCACCGGCCCTGCACGCTCATCCACTTGCCCTCGTAGTACACCGAGCGGTAGGGCTCAGGCAGCGAGCGCAGGCCCTCGAGGTACTCGTGGTCGATGGCGGGGTTGTCGCGGTGCGTCGCGGTCACGCGCACCATCTGCCCGCGGCTCTGCTCAAAGCGGCGCACGAGCCAATGGTTCTCGCCGTGCACGATGGACGGATTGCACTCGGCGACCATCTGACGCCAGAACAGAGGCGTCCCGTAGTCGTCCTCGCCGTCGTGGACGTGCAGCACGACCCCGTTGCGGCGCACGTCGCGCTCGCTGAACCGCTCCGTCATCGTGAGCACTTCGCTCACGGTCTTCCCCGCGTGCTCGCCGTCCGTGACGATGCCGTCGGGATACTGACAGTGCGGGTGAGGGATGCCGCGCCCACGCATGCGGGTCTTGATCGTGTTCCAGTGGTGCTCGGCGATGCGCTCGTTCGTCGCCTCAAGGAACAGCACCAGATCCCAGTCGGTCGACAGGTAGAGCTCGATGCGGTCGACGCCGCCGAGCTTGATGTGCGCGCCGTTCGTGCGCTCGCCGTTCGCGCTGACCGGGCCGTTCAGGTAGTCGTAGGTCGTGCGGTGATCGCGCGAGCCGCCGCGCTGAAGGATCTCGCTGTCGAGCCCGATGACGAACGACTCGAACAACGGCTGGAACGACTCGCGCAGCGACTCGCGGGTCTCGCGCAGGATCAGCATGCGCGCCTGCGGGTACTTCGTGCCGATCGCATGCACGCGCACGCTGTCGGCGAACGTCTTGCCCGTGCCCGCCGCGCCTTCGTACAGGACTTCCTGGAAGCCCCACAGGCACTGCGGGTCGCGCTCGCCGTCGTAGACCGTGCCCGATGGCCCGCGCGTGCACGTGCAGCGCAGCAGGAGCTTCCCAGTGCCAACGAGCCGCAGCTTGCGGCGCTGCTCGATGGCGACCATCAGCCGCCTCTCCCGGTCACCCTCGGTTTCGCGCCTCGACCGCGGAACGGGCCGTCAGGGATGCCGGCCTGCACAGTCGGGATGACGCCTGCGCCGGGGTCCACGGGGGGAGTCGTGCCGCCGCCGCTGGGGGGCGGGGCGACTGGCGCGACGGTCTGCGTGAACGTCGATGAAACCTCGAACTGGCACGCGCCAAACGCGTTGCTTGTCGTGCTCGCGGGCGTCGCCTGCACGAAGCGGGACGCCACAACGAACTGGCAAACACCGAAGGCGTCTGAGGTGAATGTCGGCACTAGAGGGCTCGGAAGCGCAGATTCTGCGCGGTCGCTGGCACCGTGATGTCCGTCCCCGAAGGCTGCGCGTCGAGGCTTGAGTCGAAGGCCGCAATGGCGAGCGCGTAGAGCTCAACGAGACTCGTGGCCGTGTTGAAGCGGGGCAGGCAGAGAACCGCGTGCGTGATGGTGCACCCCGCGTCCGAGCCTCCGGGGGCGGCGAACGTCAGCGTCACGCCGGTTTTTGTCCGCACGCACCAGTTGCCGCTACCGATGTCGGCCGCTTCGAGTTGTCCAAGCGACGCGCTGACCAGCCGGCGCGCCGTAGCGCCAACGCTGTAGGTGCCAGTGCCCCACTCGGCAATTGTCGGCTCGCCCACTCCGCGCACACCGAAGGCATCGGTGGTGAACGGCGTGGGGTAGGCGGGAATCGTGGAGCGCACGTCCGACTTGAGCAGGCGGATGTACGCCTTACTCGCCTCGATGTTCGGCGCGGTCACCATGCCCGGCAGGCCCGACGTGTACCCGCTCGTTCCGCCATACGCGAGGTACCTGCAGAGCGACTCCTCGAACGAACTGAACGCAGCCGCGAAAGTTGCCATCAGCGGAACCTGAACTCGAAAGCGCCAACCTGAAGTGAATCGAAGCTGCCCGCCGCCGTGTCGAACGTCGGAGACGCGGGCGGCGTTCCGCTGAATGCGTCGCGCAGGATGCCGTGGTTTGTCGTGCCCTCACGAATCGCGATCGATAGCGCGTGGATCGTCTGCACCGCCGTCGCCGTTCCGAAGCCGACCACCACGGCGTTGCTCACTCGCGCGTTGGCCGTTCCGCCACCGGCCAGCGTCCACGAAGCAGTGTTGCGCGGGACGGCGACGGGGCCAGCGTAGCCCGCAAAGTCCGCCTGATTCGTGCTGAACGATCCGCCTTCGCCCGGGTCCGCCGTCTTGTGCAAGTTGAGCCGGAACTCCGTCGGCGTCCACTGGTAGCCGGACTCCTCCCACGGCGGGCGCTCGTTGAAGAACAGCATGCGCAAGAACATCTCGCGCCAGTAGTACGTCGTGCAGTCGGTCAGCTCAGCCATTCGGATACCCCGCGTGTGCGACCGCCGCGTTGAACACTTGCTCGGCCCACGGCTTCATGAGCGGGCGAGCGCCGCCAGGATTGGCAAACGCGCCAGAGCTCGAGTTGACGCCCCAGCGCACTTCGCTCTTGCGGATCAACGCGCCCGCACTCGACCCGTAGGACAGCAGCGCATCGCGCCACGCACGCGCTTGGAACGGGTTGTGCGGATCGCGCCACGCCTTGCCCGCAGTGCGCAGCGCCGCAGTCGGCAAGCGGCCCGGAACGAAGTCGTCGGGCGTGATGTTCGCTTCCTCGGGGATCACTTGGTTGGGCGGCGTCGTGCTGTTGCCTGAGTTCACGAGACCTGCAGGCCAGCGACACATGAACAACACGTCGGCCGTCTCGGGATAGTTGCGCTTGAGCATCCGCCACGGGTTCATGCGCTTCTCGGCGCTCGGCGTCGTGCTCCACTTGTCGCGCGAGTCAACGCGGTGCAACCACTGTGCGCGATCGCTCATGTAGATCTCGCCGAGCAAATAGCCCGGCTTCTGCGATGGCGTGAGCGGCTCAATGTCGAACTGCTCCAAGTCGGTCTGCGCCTCGTTCGTCGCCACGACCTTCATGCGGTGCGAGCTGCGCGGGACGTTGCCTGCGCGCCCGACGTACGGCGAGGCGAAGCGCGCCATCAGCGAGTCGGGCATGCACGCGAGCATCAGCCCGATCGTGCCGCCCCACGAGTTGCCCAGGTACACGCCGAAGTTCGGGTTAATCGAGTTGCCCGCGCCGAGCAGCGTCGCGCCCAGCGTAGTCGTCGAGTCCGCGTTGTCCTTGATCTCCTGGATGCAGCGCCCCACCCAGAACACCGCATCCGGCCACATGGCCAGCGGGCGCAGGTCGTTCATGGGCGCGGTGCCCGAGAGGTTGCTCGCGTTGCCCGGGTAGTCGATCGAGAACACGACGTAGCCGCGCGCGATGAAGTGTTCGAGGAAGTCGTCGAACGCGCTCGCGTCGTACGCGCCGCGCTCGCCGGGATTGAAGCCCAGCCCGCCGCGCACGTGCAGCACCCAGCCCGCGCCAGTGAAGCTCGCGCTTGGACGCCAACACGCGATCGAGCACTGGCCCGCCATGCCGCCAGACCAGAACACGCGGCGATTCGGCCCAGTCGCCGTGATTGCGCCGGGCGCGTCGCTCGTTGCGCGCGTGAAGGTGAACGCCGGGGGGCCAGGTGTGTAGACCATTACTTGTTCTGCGACCCGTTGTAGATGAACTCCCACTCGCGCGGGCGAAGCAGCACGGCGTTCTCAGTGCTCGCCGTCGCGATCGTCTGGTACACGTTCGACGAGTTGAAGCGCAGCGGCCAGCCCATGCCGTTCTTGGGGTTGTAGGGCGAGCGCGGATACCAGCCGTGGACGCCGGGAATGTTGATGTCGCCCGTGCCCGACGAGCCTTCGACCGCGCGCATCAGAACCGTAATGCCCAGGTGCTCCGTGAACAGGTTCACGATGTCGCGCGCAACACTGTGCGAGCACGAGCGGAACGTGCGGTTCACGTAGGCCGAGCCCGCGGTGCCCGTGTGCGTCGCGCCACCGCCGCCGATGGTGAAGGTCGCCTCGACGTTGAACGTGTGCGTGCCCGTCGCGCCGTCGCCCAGCGGTTGCGAGATGTGCGTGATCTTGACCTCGAGCGAGAAGTTGACCGCGCCCGCGCCCGACACTGGATCGGATTGCAGGATCAGCACGGGGCCGACCGCGCCGTCGTTGTTGAGCTTGCCGCTGATCCACGTCTCGTCCTTGACCGTGGTGGCGATGCCGCCCACGAAGCCCGAGATGTTCGTCTGTCCGTTCGCCCCAGCGCCGATCGACGTGAGCAGCACGAGGTCGTCGCCGCTGCTGTTGTCCAAGTCGATCAGCACCGGCGTGATGGTTGCGCCAGTGCCTCCCGTCACCCACAAACACGCCGCGCCCAAGTCGCCGAGCCCGCTGCCCGCCTTCGTGAGCGTCTTGGTGCTCTCGGTGTAGGTCGCGCCCGTGAACGCTTGGTACGGGCCTTTCTCGAACCAGTGCGCAACGCTCGCGTTCCAGCCTGCAGACTCGTGCGCCCAGGGATCCCAGCCGTTCTTCTCGGCGTTGCAGAAGAACATCAGCAGCTCGATGCCGAGCGTTGCCGCGCCCCACGAGAGGTTCCCCGTCTCGCGGAACGTCACGGTTTGCCCGTTCGTCCACGTGCCCGGCGGGATCGTGACCGAGGGCGTCAGGTACCAGTTCTGCTCCGTGTTGCTGCGCGCGCTCGGGAACGGCGCGTCGATCGACACGAGCTGCGGCGCGTTGCACAGCCCGCCCGCGCTCTGGAGGCTCACGTACGGCCACCAGATGCCTCGTGAGCCAGCGGCCCCGCGCGTGCCCGTGTACGTCAGCTCGTGCGCGTCGCCGCGCTGGTCCGTGAGCATGTACACGCCGTCGGCGTAGTCCACGATGAACACGAGGTCGCCAGCCGCAGGCGTCTCAACGAACGTCGAGTACCCCGCGAGCGTGGGCGACGAGACAAGGTCGAGCGGGATGAACGGCGACTCGTTGTTCACGTCGTTCGCCGTACCCGCCGCGTTTCGACCGCCGTAGTAGTTGATCTCGGCGTGCGTCGTGTCCGTCGCGTTCACGCGGTAGATGAAGCACCCGGCCAAATCCTCGGGCGCAGGCAACGCCTTCCCGCCCGACGCGATCGCCTGCGTGTGCGGCCACACGATCACGCGGTACTCCACGTCTTCGGCAAGCGTGATGCGCTGGCGCGTGGCGTTAATCTCCGCCGCGGTTCCGCTGCCGCCAGATCCGCGCAGCGAAACGCGCATCTGCCGATTGCCCGTGTGCGATCCGCTGAGGTTGTACGCCGTGATGAACCCCTGGTATGCAGGCCCAACGTCATCGGCGTTCGTGTTGCCCAGCCGCAAGCCCACCGGCCCGCCGCTGCCCGCGTACGTCGTGCTCCCGCGCGTGACCGTGTCCGCAGTCCCGTTGAAGGGCGCGAGGCGCGTGTTGCCCCCGAAGAACACCACGTTCGCTGTGCCCGACGCGAGCACCACCGGGCGCGGGTCGTTCACGTCGGGGACGCTCATGTTCACGCGGTTCGCGGACGCGAGCAACGCCTCCTGCTCGCTCGTGCTCGTGCCGCCGTAGACCTCGGACTGCGAAACGGGACCGCTCATGCTCGTGTGACCTCTTGCGAAAGTTCCCAGCGGCCCTGAACGAAGCGCGCGGTGTCGGTCTCGGTGCCCTCGGTGTCGAAGCGGTAGAGCTCCGCGTCCCATCGCCCGGCGCAGCACTGAGCCGGAAGCGTGCGCGTCACCGCGGCCGGGATGCGGAAGCGAACCGTGCGCGCCACCGGGTCGATGATCGTGCAGTTGATCTCGGCGAGGAATCCGTTCGTCGCGTCGGCGAAGTCGTTGCGCAACTGCGCGCGAACGAGGAAGCCCGTCCAGTTGATCGCGATGCCGCCCGTGACCGGGAACGTCACCACATCAACGAAGTCAGAGCCCTGGAGAATCGCCCGACGCTTGCGCCGCGTCCACTCGTGCGCGTACGGGACGATGGGGCTCATCGCTCGAAGTACAGCGCGGTCAAGGTGCCGGAGGAGATGACCGTGACGTGCGATGGACTGATCGGCAGCACGCCAGGCGCGACGCTCGTGATCGTCACGTCCGAGCCGCCGGCGAACTTGCACGTGAACGTCGCGGTCGCGTTGACCAGCACGGCATCAGGCACGATCGCAAGCGGGCTCGCCGATGCGCTGATCGCAGCCGCGGTCTTGAGCCCGCTGCGGAGTACGGTTTGGCTCATTTGGGCCTCGAAAATCGAATGGGCAGCCAGAGGTTCCACAGTCCGGGCGGGCGCGTTTCTTCGCCGTCCATGACGAACTTCGATCGGCACTTGAGGCAGCCCGAGAACCAGCGCTGAAGCGCGAGCGGGCCGGAGCCCGTGGGCAGCGCCATCGTGCGCCACTGCCACCAGCTCATGCGATGCTGGCACCCTGCCGGCTCGGGAGCGGGGGCGGCCTCGGGCGGGTCGATCATCGCAGCCTGCGGGTCTTCGCTCACAGCTCGACCTCGATTGCGTCGTCGCCGCTGCTCGAGCTGACCGACGCCCCGCCGCCCGTGGACGTGCTCACGCTGCGCACTTCAATCTTCGGGCGCGAGCCATCGGGGCGATCGCAGACCTCGATCTCGGTCGTGACCACGACTTGCTGCGGCTTCTCGGGCTCGACCAGGCCGAGGATGCGCGACGTGTGCGTGATGGCGTGCGCCCAGTGCTGGTGCGCCGGGTTCGCAGCAACGCCAGCCACAGCCTGCGCCACTTCGGCCGATGTCTTGTCGTCGAACGCGCGCTCGAACGCTGCACGCAGGCGGGCTTTCGCGGAATACCCCGCTGGATTGCCCGATTGCCCCTTCTTGAAGCGATACGGAGCCGTCCTCGCCTTTGACTCGGCGTAGGGGTCCTGCTGCTCGGCCTCCTGCTCGTGATCTTGCTCGGGCGCTTCGCTCACGCCCCCTGGTCTATCCCCCCGCGCGTCGCGCTGCAAGCCCCGCCCCTGCACGATCGCGCGCCAGCTTGACCCGGCGGGCTACCGGACGCCCGGCGCGAGCCTGAGCGATCCTGGGAGGCTCAGTCCCACAGCTCGCCGCCGCGGGGCTCGTGGAAGTCCCGCACTTCGGGCCGTTCCGTAGCCATCGGAGCGCTCGGCGCGGGCTTTTCCAGCCCCACGCTGACCCAGCCCAGCGTGCGGTTGGGCGCTGCGGTGCCACGCCCATTCGCCGCGGTGTCTCCGCGCACGATTGCCGCCGTGATCGCGTAGAACTCCTCGACGCGAACGGCAGCCGTTTCGTCGCCACGGGCGCGGCGCTCTGCGGCCATTTTCGCGCTCACCCGGGCGATGATCTCGAGCCGGCGCTCGCGCGACAGGAAGGGCTGGAAGCTCATCGCAGCTTGCGCTGGTCGGATCGCGGGTTGAACGCGGGCTCGATCGGCGTGTCGAGGTTCGCGCCGGGACCGGACCGCATGGCGCGCTGAACGGCGCGGCGATGGCAAGCGGAGCACTTCCCACAGCGGCACAGACGCGGAACTCGGCCACGAATGTCGGCAATCGTCGGGGGCCACTTCTCGCTCGCAATCCACTGCGCGACGGCGGTTTCGAGCTCGGCGGCCTCAACGTCGTGCAGCATTTCGAGCCACAGCGGCAGGGTCGCAGGGGCGACGTGGAAGCGGTCGGGGTACGCGAGGGCCAGCTTGGCGAGTGCGCGCACAGCGGCGGCTTCGAGGGGCGATGCGAGGTTGCTCATGGGAGGTCCAGGGCTGACTGTCGGAGGATGCGCAGGCTTTGCTCTGCCGAGCCCGCAGCCTGCGAAGTGCGGCGCTCGTCGGGGTAGTGGATGCCCTGCCAGTTGCCGGCGATCGAGGCCTCGACGGCAGCGGCGAATCGGTCGGGGCCTTCGCGCAGTGCGCGGTTGAGGATCGCGGCGGCGGCAAGCGCTGACGGCGGGCGGGCTTTAGCTCCAGCCGTGCCCGTGTGCTCGATCCAGACCGCCCAGGCTCGCGCGAAGGTCGGGTGCGTGGACATACGGGCGTACTCGGGGCGGGCGAGCACGGACTCCCAGCCCTCGTCGGGCTTGCGGCGTGGAGCGCGCTTCGCAGGTTGGGGGGCGGGGTCACCCCCTGGAAGGGGGGTAAGGGGGGTTTGTACTTCCCTTCCCTTCTCCATCCCAATCCCAATCCCTTCAGAAGGCATAGCCGCGGCAGTGCCGTGGGAGTGCCGCGGCATAGCGTTGGCATCGGACCCCTGTTTTTCGGCCCGCCAGCGGGTCCAGCGGGTTGTTGCCCGGGCCGATTGGCGCTGCGACTGCTCGTCGGCGAGCTTGCGCTCGAACTCCAGGCGGGGATTGCGACGCCTCCCATCGGGGTCCACCGGGAACTGTCCGAGCACGCGCTCAAGGTCTGCGGCATCTGCGCCGGCAATGCGCTGGCAGAGCCGCCGCACTGCCGCGGCATCGGGCGGCAAGCTGCCGGTCTCCCACTGGCGGCACAGCAGGAACAGGTACACGCCGACGTCAGCCGCAGTCATCAGCTCCACGGCCTCCGCTGACCAGAAGTCGCGGGAGTAGAACAGGAACGCGGGCCGAGGGTCGTTCACTGGACCGTCTCCCCTTCGAACTTGAACAGCTTCCGCACGCTCACCAGCTCCCAGTCGGACGGACCGTCAAGGAGCGCATCCCGAAACTGCTCCGCAACCAAGGCAAGCAGCCGGCTCGAAGCCACGTGCACCGCCTGCGTGCGGGTGACCGCGGCGTGCGCGCCAACGTCCACCGTGATGGAAAGCCACTCCCACGAGCAGCGCGACATGGGCCGGTAGGTCACCGCCCACCCCACCACCGTCCGCGTGGGCCTCATGGCCGCACCGCCAGGCGCACGCGAAGCACCTGCTCGAGCGCCTCGACGAGCTCGCGGGGCGGGGGCGCGATCCCTCGCTCGTAGCGCTGCAGCGCCGAGTGTGAGACGGCAAACCCAGCTTCGTCGCGCAGCCGGGCCACCAGATCCCACAGCGACAAGTCGGCGTCCACGCGGGCCGCACGCAACGCCTCGCAGTTAATCGGTGGGCGAGGCCGGATCGCAGGCCCCATGCGAATCTTGCGGATCTTCTCGGTCATGGCGCGGATGGTAGCCCGCCACCCAGATAGATGCAACAGCCGACCTAGTTTCGAGCGCACCGGCCTAACACTGCAGCCCGACGAGACTTACGCCACCCCATCCATTTTCTACCGTTTAGCGTTGACCGCCAGCGCTAGAGCGTCGATAGTACCTCCATCGCCGCGACGCCCCGACGAGTGACCGGGGCCGGACGGCGCGACACACGAGGGTTTGACTATGAAGCGCTTCTACTATCGCTGCTCGGACTGCTGCTCGGTTGCTGCGATCGAGGCCGAGCGCGCACCCGTGGATCTGCGCGGTTCGTGCGGCGGCACGATGGAACTAATGGGCGAGGTCCGACGCTTCATGGTTTGGAACGTGGAGCAACACGCCGCCTGCGACTCGCGTTGCACTGGGGCGGGGGGGCCGTCCTGCAATTGCTCGTGCGGTGGCGCAAACCACGGCACGGGCGCGGTCCGCGAAGTGCTGCGCAACGGGCAAGGCATCCCAACGGTCTCGGCTTGCGATGTTGCTCGCGGCGAAGCCTTTCGGTCTGCTCTTGAGTTCGCGCGCGCGCGCTACAAGCTCCAACACGGCCGCGCGATTGAGCTTAGGGCTAGCGGCTCTTGGGTTGACTCTGACAGCTATTGGGCGATGGAGTCGGATAGAGCCGCGATCTCGCACGCTCGCGGTCTCAAGTCGTACTCGGGACGCATGAAGGCGCTGGCGAATGTGTGCGCCGCAAAGGCGGTGCAGCCGTGAGCACGCGCGGCATTGTTGGCCCCCGCGCCGCCCGACTGCTCAACACATCCGAGCTTGTGCGGTCTTGGTTTGAGGACTCCGACGGACTTTGGGTGTCGCTGGCCGACGGATACGAATTGGATGGCCTGCGATGTCTCCACATTGAGCCGAGCGACTACAGCGAAAATCGTCTGCGAGCGGAGCTAAGCGAAGTGGCGCGCGCCCCGGCGGTGCAGCCGTGAGCGCGCCGAAGTTCACGCCGGGGCCGTGGCGGTACGACGATCTTTCGATCTACACGGACGATGCCAATGCACGGGATCGCGTCATCATCGCAGAACTCTGCGGCCCTGGAGTCACAGCCGAAAAGCGCGCGGAGTATCGCGCTAACGGTGCGTTGATCGCGGCTGCGCCCGCGCTGTACTCGGCGCTGCGCATGATCGTGGAATCTCACGACGCGACTTGTCCCGGCGAGTCGTGCGGCATCATGGGCATCGACCTAGCTCGCGCTGCACTAGAGCGCGCACGCGGCGAGGTTCGCCCGTGAACAAGCGCCAACGCTCAAAGGCTCGCCGCTCCAACAAGATGCGCCGCGAGCAAGACCGCGCTGCACTGCGCGAGCAGAAGGCCCGCATCGTCGCGGATCTGCGCGCTCGCGGCCTGACGCACGACCCGCGGTTCACGGTGTCGGCACTGTCCTTGGGCTACTCGGAGACTCCGCCGCAGGAGCCGCGCGAGGTCGACGGCATCGTGCGCCTTCACGGCGGCTACCGCTTCAACGTGGCCCGCGCGCGCCGGGTGGTGCGCCAATGACCAACCGCGACGACTACGACTGCGAAGGCGAAAGCCTCGCGGACTTCTGGAAGGGCGTCGGGATCTTCCTCGCGCTCGGCATTCTTCTCTTCTACGCGCTCCCTTTGGCGCTCAAGCACCTATGAAACGCAAGACCACGAAACGCCCCAGGTCCGCACTGGCCCGCCACGTCGCCGACGAGTTGAAACGCCTCAAGCTGCGCCGCGAGGAGGCGTGCGTGCGCGCCGGCATCGGCATCGCGTCGCTCAACAACTTGCTCTCCGACTACCGCGGCAAGATCCCCGGCGAGCTCGTGTGCGACAAGCTCGACCGACTGTTCGGCACGACCGTTGACCGTCGCGTGTGGAGCCTCGCGCTCGACCAACGGCGAAAGGCGGCTGCCCGTGCGCGCTGAGTTGAACCGCGAGCAATGGCTCGCACTGCGCACCGGCTCGATCGGCGCGAGTGAAGCGGCGGCAGCGTGCGGCGAGTCGAAATACTGCTCGGCGCTGCGACTGTGGGCCGAAAAGAGCGGCAAGCAGGAGCGCGAGCACGTCTCCACGTTCGCCACGCGCCGCGGTCTGGCCCTCGAAGCGTTCGGGCTCGAAGAGTACGCCTACGCCACCGGCTACCGCTTGCTGCCCACGGCGACGCCCGAGGATCGCGCGGCGTTCGAGCAACGGCTGGAGGCTCTCGGCGCGTGCAAGGTCGAGGGCTGGGTCCACGAGCGCGGCCGCTGGCAACCGTTCGTGCGTTCAACGAAGTGGCCGTGGATGACGGCGACGTTGGACGGTCTCGCCGAAAGGCCCGACGGCACGCTCGAAGTGGTCGAGATCAAGACCGTGGGGATGAACGCGGCGCGCGACTGGGGCGGCGACGAAAGCGGCATGGCCCCCACCATCTACCGCTTCCAGGTGCTTCACTCGCTCGCCGTCACTGGCGTTGAGAGCGCGTGCCTCGGCGCGGTCATCGGCATGGACGCCTTGCGCATGGTGATCGAGAGCGCCCACGCGCCGAGCATCCCCATTCACTCGATTGTCGCGCTCGAAGGCTCGTTCGCGCGATGCCTGCGCGAAGGTGTCGAGCCCGACTGGGACTCGGCTGCGGCCGGCGACGCGCGCAAGGTGCGATCGGCGCTGCACCCCGACGACAGTGGGCGCACGATCATCCTGCCCGCCGACGTGATGACGATTCACGTGGAGTTGCAGGCGTGGCGCACCGAGCGACTCAAGCTGAAGAAGCGCGTCAAGGACTTGGAGACGCTCGAAGAACAGGCCGCGACGCGCATCGAGGCGCTTCTCGACGGCGCGACCTACGGCAGCTTGCCCGATGGATCGGGCGAGTACGTGAGAAAGACCGTGAGCCGCGCTGGCTACACGGTGGGACCGACAACCTACCCCCAACTGACATTCAAGGAGAACGGCAAGTGAGCGAACACACGCAAGCAGTGCAGGCCCAAGCGCCGCCGCAGCGCAGCATCAAGGCGCTGCTGACGACCGACGATTTCAAGCAGCAGCTCGGAATGGCGCTCCCGCGTCACATCCGGCCCGACCGAATGCTGCGCACGATTCTGACGAGCGTGCGCAAGACGCCGAAGCTGCTCCAGTGCACGCCAGAGTCCTTCTTCTCGTCGGTGCTCACGCTCGCGCAGCTTGGGCTCGAGCCCGACGACCCGCGCGGACAGGCGCACCTCGTGCCGTTCAACAAGAAGGACCGCAACACGGGCCAATGGGTTCCCGAGTGCCAAGTGATCATCGGCTACCGGGGCTACATCGACCTCGCGCGCCGCACCGGCGAAGTGGCCACGATTCGCGCCGAGGTCGTCTACGAGCGCGACGAGTTCAGCTACGAAACGGGCCTCACGACGAAGCTCGTGCACAAGCCGACCGAGGCGATGGACCCGGGCAAGGTGCGCGCGGCCTACGCCGTGGCCACGATGCGCGACGGGACGCAGGTCGAGAAGGTCTTGTGGGCGCGCGACATCGAACGCGCTCGCATGTCGAGCAAGGAGGGCGCGCAGGGGCGCGGGCCGTGGCACGACTGGTATCCCGAAATGGCCGCCAAGACCGCCGTGCGCCGCCTCATGAAGACGCTGCCGAGCTCGGCCGAGTTCTCGCTTGCCGAGTCCATCGACGACGCGCCCGTGCTGCCGATCGACATGAAGACGCTGGAGATCGACACGTCGGCCGCCGTCGCGCGCCTGCCCGAGCAGACCGAGGCCGAAGAGCAGACCACCCCCGTCGCCGACCGCATGGCCGCGAAGGCCGCGAAGGCCGCGCCCGCAACTCCCGCCGCGAACGTCGAGCTCGACGAGAACGGCAACCCCCTCCCGTCCGCCAAGTTCTGAGGCCACCATGAGCGAATCCCTCACCATCAACAACGTCGGCGCCCTTGCGGCGCTTTCCATCCCCATCCCCGCCGGCGGGGGCGTCGTCGTGCTGCGCGGGGCCAACGGCGCAGGCAAGAGCACGGCGCTCGAATCGGTGCGCGCGCTGGCCGGCGAAGATGCCGCGCTCGAGCCGCGCCGCCCCTTGGACCGCGGTACCGTCGAGGGCCTCGGCGCGAAGCTGACCGTCACGGCCCGGCGCACCCAACGCGGGGGCGAGCTCGTCGCCACGATGATCGAGGGCGCGCACGTCGAGACGTTCGTTGACCCCGGCCTCGCCGACCCCGAGCGCGCCGATTCCGCCCGCATCGTGGCCCTCTGTCGCATGGTGGGGGCCGCGAGCGACCTGCCGACCTTCGCCGCCGCCGTTGGCGTCGACCATCGGGCCGCCAGCGCAAAGACCGTGAGCGCCTCGACGCTGCCCGACCTCGCCGCGGGCCTGCGCCGCGACCTGCAGGCGGCGGCGCGCGAGTTCGAGACGAAGGCCGAGGCCGAGGGCGGCGCGCTCAGCGCGGCTCTGGCGCTGTCTGGAGGGGCCGGGCCGGAGGACGTGGCCGACGTGGGGGCCGCGCAGTCGGCGCTTGCGTCCGCGACGGTCGAGCACGCCCGGCTGGTCGAACGTGCGAAGGGCGAGGCGCTGGCTGCGAGCCGGGCCGAGCAGGCACGCCAGGCGCTCGAGAAGGCCGAAGCGGAGCACAGCGGCCCGCCGGCAGCGCAGGCCGAGGCGGCGTTGCGGCTGGTCGAGCGCGCCGTGGCCGACCTCGAGGCGCAGTTGGCCGAGGCCCGCGCCGAGCTTGCGACCGCGAAGGCCGCGCACGTCCGCGCCCTGGACCACGAGCGCACCATCGCCACGCTGCGGGCCGCCATCATGCTGCCCGCCGAAACCGTGACGCCGGATCAGGTGCGCGAAGCCGCCCTCGCCGTGGACGCCGCACGCGCGACGCTGGAAGGCGCACAGGCTCTCACGCAGCGAGTCGCCGCGCGCAAGAAGGCCGACAAGCACGCCGCCGCGAAGGATGCCGCCACGCTCGAAGCGAAGCGACTGCGCGACGCGGCCGAGAAGTGCGACGAGGTGCTCCAGTCGATGCTCGCGCGCGCGATGCCGGCGGGCCTCACGATCGCCGAGGGCCGGCTCGTCTACCAGCGCGGCGCGAAGGTCGAGCGGTTCGGCAAGCTGAGCCACGGCGAACGCTGGAAGCTCGCCATCGACATCGCGCTCGACGCCATGCCCGCGGTCGAAGGGCGCGTGAAGCTCGTTGTGATCGCTCAGGAGGCGTGGGAGGGCCTCGATCCCGCGAACCGCGTGGACATCGCCGAGCACGCCCGCAAGCGCGAGTGCGTGATCTTGACGGCCGAGGCTGACTCCGGCGACGTGCGCGCCGAGGTTCTCTAGTGACTGGCCCCGTCGAACACATGGAGAGGGGCGCGCTGGATCAGTACGGCGCGCTGTTCGGCGGGGCCTTTTCTTTTCTACGGATTAGCGTTGACGGGTAGCGACATGGCGTACATTCTGGACGCAGCTTTGATCTACCTCGCGTGGTGCTCGCTGGTGAGCGCCGCGGCTGGGGTGAGCTACTGGGCATTCACAAGGAGAACGCGATGAACGAAGCTGAGAAGAAACTGCGGGAGCGCGCCGCTGCGTTGCCGCTTGACGAGTGGGCCGCGTGCGTTGGCCGTAGCGGAGAAGATCGCGGCAGCAACACGCGGGCTCGCTTCCACGAAGCGCTCGCGGACTTCCTGCGCAGCGAGCCGTCCTCCCCCGCCGTGGTCGAGCCCGAGGCGCTGCGGCGCGTGCGGGATGCGTGGAATGCGCTACCGAAGAGCCCGCGCGGCCAAGATCTTGCCGAGTGGCGTCACGAGCACGCCTTTGCGATGTCGCCGTGGTACATCGCGTTCCGCAAAGCCCTCGCCGACCTCCTCGAAAGCGCGCCGGTGGAGGGGGGCGACGTGGAACTCTTGCGCGTCACGCTGGACAGCACGCGGCGTCAGCTTGACCAGACGACCGAGCTACTCAAGGCGCAGGGCATCACGCTCGCCGCCGCCGAGAAGGCCCGCGACGAGGCCAAGCGCGAGGCGGAAGCGATGCGCGACCTTGCGACTCGCAACGCGAACGAGCTGAACGCGGCGGTCAAGGAGCGGGACGAGGCAATCTCTCAGCGCAAGCACATCGCAGCCGAGAACGGCGAGCTGTACCGCAAGATTGCTGCGCTGGAGGCCAAGCTCGCCGCGCCGCTCCAGCCCGACGAGTACACGCGCGCTGCGGTGGCGTACGCGGAGGGGCTGCATGACATGCGGGTTGACGCCGACGAGTTTCGCACGATCGCCGACACGTGGAAAGCGCTCTACGCCGCCCGCCAACGCGGCGAGCCGAGCGCGCCCAAGCCGCCGCCGGGGTCTGTCAACCTGCCTCACGTCATCCCCGCGCCCGTGTCCTCGCAGCCGACCGCGCGCGTGCTGGAGTGCTGGGTGCGCGAGTACGACGACCGCTCGTACGTCTACGGGTACGCGAGCGAGAACGACGCTCTTAGCCATAGTGGCATCGGCATTGTCCGCGCCCACAAGGTCGCCCTGCCGGTCATCGAGACCGTGGAGCGCGGGGCGTGAGCTTCAACGTGGGTGACAAGGTCACCGTGTGGCTTGACAGCGAGCCGCAAGAGGTCCGCAAGATCGTGCGCGTCGCTGGCCGCAAGGTCGTTGACGACAAGGGCGGTGAGTGGCTTGCGCGCAACGGATGCGCGTGGGGAAGCACGGACCGCCTATGGGGCGTGCAGCGAATTCGCGCCACGAATGAGTCTGATGTCGAGCGCGTCGAAGTCCTGAGCCTTCAACGTACGTGTGGGCGCGGACTTCGATCAGCGGAGGGGCTCGTTAAGTCTTGCAACAGCTTGAGCGATCTGCGGGCGATCCAAGACTCGCTTAGGACCATCCTGAGCATTATCGGCGAGGTGCACCAATGACCGCGTGGACGAGCGAGCCGCCGCGCGAGGGGGCGGGATACGACCCGAAGGTGTACACGAGCGACCTTCCCAGCACGCCCGGCTGGTACGTGGTCAACGGTAGCGGCCCGATGGAGTTCCAGATCGACAGGAACGGCGTCGTCAGCTTTGGGCCAGACGAGCGGCAGATGCTTTGGAGCTACGCGGCGTCGCACGGTGCAGCGCGCTCGATCTTGCCGATCCCGAGCGCGGAAGTGCTCGCGGCGATGGAGGCGCTGGCCGAGGCGTGCGCCCACGCGGATCGTGACGCTCGGATGCTGAGAAGCGAATACCTTTGGCGTTCACGGATTTCCGCCGCCCTACGCGCGCTTGAGGAGGCGAGACGTGGCTGACACCTCAAACAACATCATCGGCACCATCACCGTGAGCGCGCCGTTCGAGCGCGATGGGCGACGCTACGACGCGACCGTCACGTTCGACTTGCACGCGGACGGCCAACGCTCGTTGCGCAAACAGGAAGTCACGAGCGGCGTCTACATCGTCCACGACCAAGACTTCGAGGAGGACGCCTACGCGCTCATGCACGCCTGGAACACGCGCGAGCTTGAGCTGACCGTCGCGGCATTGGAGCGCGAGAACGCGGCGATTCGAGTTGACCGTGACGAATGGAAGCTGGCCGCCCGCGCCGCGATGGAGGCGAGCCGTGGGTGACATCACCTTGAAGCCGTGCCCGTTCTGCTCCGGCGCTGGAAGGCTGACTGGACGAGGCGACGACCAGCACGGATACCAAGCGGTCGAGTGCGTTGCGTGCGGAGTGCGTACGCGATCGTTCTACTTCGGCGTGGCGAATCGCGCGTACGGCGGGGCCATGTTCGATTGCGTGCCGCATTACTTGGACGTGGCGGCCGCTGGGCGTGCTGTGGCGAAGGCGTGGAACCAACGGCAGGAGGCGAGCCGTGGCTAGCGACGCAGCAGACATGTGGCGCGAAGTGAAGAAGGCCGCGCAGGTCAAGCGCGCGAGCAATCGCGCAATGAGCGCCGGATTTCTCCGCGGCGAAGGCATCGCGTTCGAGACTCGCAACGACGGCGCGCACCTGATCGTCAGCGTGGGCGAGCGCGTGGCTGATTTCTGGCCGGGCACGGGGCTGTTCCAAGTGCGCGGCGGGAAGCGTGGGCGTGGCGTGTGCAACCTAGTGAAGCAACTTCGCGCACTTGAGCGCGGCGAGGAGATCAAGTGAGCAAGCAACTACTGCCGTGCCCGTTCTGTGGAGCGCCCGCCCGAATCGTGCACCGCGCATCCGAAATGGTCGCCGTGTACGTCCACGTTGAATGCTCAGTTTGTGGCGCGCGAAAGCCCGAGCAGTACGGCGTGGGCTGGATCAGCGAGGAGCCCAAGCTGCGGCGCACCCCATCGCCAGAGGAGGCCGTGGTCATTGTGTCGGCCGCGTGGAACCGCCGCCCCGAGCTGCATCGAATCAAGCTCGCCGCGTACCGCGCTGGCGTGGAGGCGGCGGCGAAGCGATTCGACGGCGCTGTGTGGGCCTACGATTACCGTCAGATCGCCGAATCCTTGCGCGCCCTGCCCGACCCCACCCCCGAGACACTGGAGAAGATCAAGTGAGCGACGGATGGAAATGCCCCGGATGCGGGCGCTGCTACGCTCCGAGCGTTGCGAAGTGCTCTGCGTGCGACCCGTCAAACTACGTCACAGGTGGAAGCCTGCGCGTGATGATGGACCAGCATCCGCGCTGCTGTGCGTGCTGCGAAGTTACATATTTGACGATCAACGGTCTGTGCCAAACGTGCTTCATGAGAAAGCAGGTGACGATGTGAGCAACACCGAACTGGACCTGGGCGCGCTGCGGACTCTCGCCGACGTGTCCGCGAAGATGGGGTACAAAGTGCGCCTCACGCCCGCCGAGCTATCCGCCCTCCTCGCCGCCGCCGGTGAGCGGGAGGCGCTGCGCAAGCTGATCCCGGTCGTGTGCTGCGAAGGCGCGAACCCGAACTGCTACGGCCCGCGCGCGTGCCTTGTGCGCGCACAGAAAGCGGACTCGACGCCATCCGACAAGCTCGTGGACGAGATCGCCGCGCTCCAGGCCGAGGTCGAGCGGCTGCGGGCGGCGTGTCTCGTGGAGCACGGCGGCAAGCATCACGAGCCCGAGTGCCCGATTTGCGCCGCCCTCGCCCCCGCCGCCGCGAAGGAGGTGCGCCGTGTCTGATCCCAAAACGTGGCGCATGGACGCCTACTACTACGGCTTCACTCGCACTGGCGTCGATGCCGTTGACCTCGTGCTGAGCGCCGTCGCGTGCGCCGGTAAAGCGTTCCACCACACGGAAAGCTGGATGGATCAATCGCGCCCATACAACGACGAGCATCGCGGTGAGACTCCGGCCGAGTGGATTCAGAACGCCGCGAGCGATCTCGCTCAGCGCCACGCCGCGCTCGAAGCTGAGAACGCGAGGCTGCGGGCGGCGCTGGTGGATGCCGCCATGCGCGCTGAATCGCTAAAGCGCCCGTGCGACGATGGGCCAGATGGCTGGCAGGTGAAGCGCAACTTGGAGTACATGGCAATCAGCGACGCCGCCCGCGCCGCCCTCGCCGCCCAGGAGCCCCGCGATGCCCGCTAGGGACTGGGCGGACGACATGGCGCTCAACGTGCGACACGGGATGGCGCTGGCGGATTGCCATGCTGAGGTGCTTCGCGTCATCGCACGCGCCCTTCGCGCCGCCGACGCACGCGGGTACCAGCGCGCGCAGGACGAGTTCAAGCGCATCACGGACGCGGTGTGGCCGATGGTGGAGAAGGACGCGAGCCAGCGCCCCATCGTGATCGAGGACGAGCGACGGCACGCGAAGAAACACGGGAGGAAGTCATGAGCAAGCACGAACGTGACGAGGACGGATTTCGCTACGCCAACAGAGACGAGCGGCTTCGCGCTATCGCGGCCCTGCCTAACCGACCTGGGCGCGCCGAGTGCGATCCATTGGACGTGCGATCTCAAACGCTGCGGGAGGTTCACGACGCGCTGTACGCCATTCGTCACATCATGGCGCTGCACCGCAGCCACCACTACGGCGTCGAACTGTGCATGCACGAGGTTCAAGCGAAGCTGCACGAAGCGATCAAGGAGCACCAATTGAAGGAGAAGCAGGGATGGGCATGACCCACGACCGCATCGAGCAGGCGGCGCGCTTTGTTTCGTGCTCGCACTGCAACGGCCTTGGGCTTGCGCCCGACAGCCACGGCCTTGGACGGCGACATCGAGCGATGCGGGTCGCGCGCGGCGCTTCGCTGCGCTCTTACGCCGCCACGCTTGGGATTAGCGCCGCCTACCTGTGCGACCTTGAAAGCGGCCGCCGAGCGTGGAATGGATTGGCCGCAAAGGAGGCGTGGGCTCGTTTGCTCGATTGGGAGATAGCACTGAGTGGATCTGTGGGGCCAAAGCCATGACACAAGATAGAATCAAGCAGGCGGCGCGCGATGCGTCCGCGACCGCAGACGGCTGGATGCCCGCGAACGTGCGCGACGTGCTCATTGAGCGCATCACCGCCCTGATCCGCCGCGAGCGCGAGGATGCGGCGCGGGAAGCAAGGTCACGCGAGCGACTTGGCCCGAATCACAAGTGCGCATCGTGGAGCTACTCCGGCGAAGGCTACAACCGCGTGCGCCTGTGCGCGTGCGGAGCCGAGGACCACGCGCCCGAGATCGCCCCCTCCGCCATTCCCGCCCGAGGCCCCCAATGACCCCGCGAGACTTGGAGAGGGCGCGGGAGATCGTGTCCCTGTACGTCAAGGAAGCGTTCTGGCCCGACTACGAAACGCTCACGACCGCCATCGCCGCCGCCATCGCTGACGAGCGCGAGGCGAATGCGAAGGCGTGCGACGACTGCTACCAATGCGGGTGCGCATCGGCCATCCGCGCGCGAGGTGGGGCGTGAAGGAATCCGACCTCGGAGCGCTTGTCGTGGAGTGGCTCCACCGCGACGGCTGGGAGGTTTGGCAAGAGGTGCAGGTATCGGCCGGCTGCCCGCGCGCCGATATCGTGGCGAAGCGTGGGCCGGCGCTTGCGGTTGTCGAGTGCAAGATGTCGCTCTCATTCGACGTGCTAGACCAAGCGTCCGCGTGGGCAAGCGCTGCGAACGTGTGCTACGCCGCGGTGCCGTTTTCAAAGCGCCCGCACGTTGTTGGGCGCGTCCTTCGGCACCTAGGCATCGGGTTGATAACGGTTGCGCGGCCTGACTATCGCGAGTCAACGGTTGACGACGTGCGGCTTTCGGAGCAAGCAGAGTTTCGCCGCAGGACGCCAAGCCGCGACAGGTTGCTTGCCGCGCTGCGCGAAGAGCACAAAACATGGCTTGCTGCTGGCAGCAAGGCCGGAGGTCACTACACGCCGTTCACTGCGACGTGCGCGGAAGTGCTCGCAAGAGTCAAGGCAAGCCCTGGAATCCAAACGAAGGCGCTCATGGACGGGATCTCTCACCACTACAGATCCGACGCGACCGCTCGAAGCGCGCTAACGAAGTGGGCGCAGCAGGGCTCGATTCGAGGCGTGACGGTGAAGCGCGAAGGCAAGCACCTAACTTGGTGGCCGCAGGGGGCGTGAGGCATGGCAAACCTCCTCTACCGCTGGCTCGACCGCAGAGGCCGCATCCCGCCCTGGGTCCGCTGGATCTACAAGGACGCCCACTGGTGCGAGGGGCAAGACCACGCGCTCGTTCTCGACTTGGCGCACTGCGCTTGCGAGCGGCGCAATGGCACGACCGACCACGACTACACGAACGAGAGGAAGCCGTTTTGAGCGCCCCCGAACTCACCATCTGGATTCCCGGCACGCCCGCGCCCCAGGGCTCGCTCAAGGCCGTGCGACGTGGAGCGCACGCGCGCCTCGTCAGCGACAACAAGCGCACGATGCCGTGGCGCGAGACGATTCGCGCCGTGCTGCGCGCCAACGGTCGCGGGCACGAGCTTCTCGACTGCCCCGTCTACGTCTCGCTCGCGTTCTACTTCGAGCGCCTCAAGTCGCACTACGGCAAGCGCGGTCTGAGTCCGAGCGCGCCCTTCGCGCCCACGGCCAAGCCCGACCTCGACAAGCTCGTGCGCGCAGTTGGCGACGCGCTCACTGGCGTCGTGCTGTGGGACGATTCGCGCATCGTGGACGTGAGAGCGCGGAAGCACTACGTAGACGGCACCGTGCGCACTGAGCCCGGCCTGCTCTTGAGCATTGAGCCGCTTGACCGCACGGGATGCCCGGTTCGCTGGGATCGCGCAGGCCGCCGCGACGCGCGCACGGGGAGCGTGGTGCAGTGAGCAAGCGCGACGATCGAGAATACGAGGCTTGGTACGCCTACATGCGCAGCATGTACACGCCCGACCAGATCGAGCAGCTGGGACGCGACACGTGGATTGGTTGCGGGCTGTTCGTCCTACTCTTCGTCTGGATCGCGCTCGCCTAGCCATGACCTTCCACCTCATCCCCGAGAACGACGAGCACGAACACGTCGAAGATCCCGGCGGCATGTGCCCGTGTCTGCCCGTGCGCGACGCGACGCCAGGGCTCGCCGATACGCTGTGGCTCCACAACTCCTACGACGGCCGCGAGCTACGCGAGGTTGTCGAGCGGGCGCTGACCATGCTCGGCTGCGCGTTGACCGAGCACGGACACCATTGGAGCCCGAAGCTACGCCAGCAATTCGAGATCGCGTCCGACCTGATCGCGCGCCACATGCCTAACCTCGTCGGATACGAACGGCTCAGCGACGATGACCGCGCGGCGTGCAAGAGCGCTGTGCGAGAATGACCACGCCCACCCCCGCCGCGTCTGGCGTGGGGCCAACAACGCAGGAGAACCAATGACCGCAACACCGTCCCGTCGTCAACTCAAGATCGCCCAACGTCAACACGCACGCGCCACCGCGCCCGGCCGCGAACTGATCGCTGTCTACGCGGACGCCGTGCAGCCGATCCCGTCCTACGGGGCGAAGCGAGACGAGGTGCTCAAGTTCCGCCAGTCGCTCAACAACCTGCGCGGCGTCGTCAAGGCGCACGCGCTGAGCATCCCCTCGCCCGTGCATCCCTCGGGACTGTCTCGCGTTGGCCGTCGTCGCGCGAAGGCTCAGGCGCGGAAGGCGGTGGCGCAGTGAGTGGACCCAACTTCGCCCCGCCCAAGATCAAGGGACCGCTCAAGGCGAGCGGCGCGATCTTCATTCCCAAGGGCACCAAGAACTACGAGCTACGCAAGACGCACATCCGCTACCAGGGCTACTGGGCGGCGCTCATCGACCACAACGAGCCGCACGACAACGACGTGCTGGAGGACGTGCGCATCGAGTGCTTGCCGCCCACGACGCCCACGGACAATGACACGATGAGCAAGTGGGGCATCCGCCGCTACAAGTGCTCGGGCGTGCGCCGTCGCGTCTACGTCTCGGGCGCGTGGATGGAACACTCCGACTACGAGAGCACGGGGGTGAGCGACCTCACCTACGAGGACTGCCTGTTCGAGAACTGCGGCGCGCAGGGACTTCAGTTGCGCCACACGGGCAACCGCGCGGACCCCATGTGGAACGTCAAGCGCACGCTGCGATTCACCGACGTGCGCATCAGCGAGTGCGGCCAGGCGCGAGGCGTGGGACGCGCTGGCTTCTCGTTCACGATCTTCGACCAAGGACCGCTCACGGACGTGCGCATCCGTGGCCTCAACGTGCGCACGAAGGACGCGGGCGTGGTCGTGGTCAAGAACGGACGCCCCTACAACTCGTTCGGCGGCGTGCTCGTGGGCTACTGCCGCTCGCTCAAGTGGAACGGGGGCTACGTGGGGATGCTCAACCCCGATCGCAACCCCGTGCAGATCTACCAGCCCGAGATCAAGGACGCGCCGACGAGCGGTCCCGAGCACATCGAGATCGCGGGCGTCCACCTCGACTACGGGAACAACCTCGCCATCACGCGCCACCACGACACCGTGGACATCCGGCGCATGAAGGGCGACGGGCGCATCCTCGTGTACGAGCGCATCAGCCCGACCAAGTGGATCCTCGCCGAGAACGTGCCGCTGGCGAACGGGTACAGGAGGGGCGTGTGAGCGATCCCAGCCGCCCCCTCTTGCTCGCGCACGGCGGGCTCATGTTCAACCCCGGCGAGCAGTACTCGTCCACAGACTACGAGGACTGCTACGTCAGCGACCTAGCGTCCTGGCTTTTCTCCCGCTCCCGCATGGGCATCGTCGCGCCGCCGGGCACACCGCTCCGACACCGCCACAACCGCGCCCACGCCAACAAGCTCGCCCGCCACTCCAAGCGCCCCAACGGCAGACCGAAGCACCGATGATCTCCACCATCCAAGAATCCACCTCCGCCAAGCGCGAGCGCGTGATCCAGCGCATGAAGGAGCGGCACCGCACGCTAGACGGGCAGACCGTGATCGGCGTGCAGGTGTTTCAGCGTGTGCGTCCCACATACGGGCGCGGCAGCACGTGGCTTGAGCACTGGCACGTCATCTACTCGGGCGGCGACGTGCGCACGTACGAGCGGCTGGAGCCCGACGACTACAAGACCGTGCCGTGCGGGTACGTGATCGGGGGCGCGCGTGGAAACTGACCCGATGACCGTGGAGCGTGCGCCGCACTACTGCCAGGACGGTCACGCGCCAGTCCGTTTTTGGCGCGACACGGAACCGGAAGAGCTGGCGTGTCCCGCGTGTGACATTGCAAGCCAGCTTGAGCGGGCGCAAGGCGAAGGCGAAAACCTGCGCGCCCGCGTGGCCGAGCTTGAGCGCGAGCTAGCTCAATGGACGCTTCGCTGCGCCGAGGCCCGCTCCGTCGCGCGCGAGTGGGAAGTGAAGTGCGGCGAGCTTGAGAGCGAAAACGCGAAGCTGCGTGATGCTTTGACCGCGCTGCTACCGCTCGCGGACTGGGCGCTGCTGGAGCAGTCGCCGCCGGGCGCGGACGACGCGCTCGTCGATGCTGCACGTGCTGCGCTACGCAAAAAGGTCAGCGCGCCCCGTATGCGCTACCCACTCGCGCCGATCAAGGTCGAGTGCGCGCATGGCTATCCCGTCGCGGAGATCTTCGACTGCCGCTTGTGCGCCGCCGCCCTCGCCGCGCAAACGAAAGCGCCCCAGCCAGGAGAGCCGGGGCGCAACGAGGGCTAATCCAAGGGCGTACGCCCCCAGGCGATCCCCCGTGCGGTGGCGCGAGCCCGCCGCGCGATTGTCAAAAAAGGGGCCGAGCTAGGTCGCCAACCTTCTAGAGCGACAACCTAGCCCGGCCATGTGGCCCACGTATGCGGCCGGAGACGTGGGGGCTTTACGCGCTCAGTCTAGCCCGCCGCGCCATGACGGGGCTACTTGCAGCCCTTGCCCTTCTTTTTCTTCAAGCGATCACCCCCTTTCCGTGCGTGCAACCTCAGCCATCGCCGCGCCCTGCACGAACGCATTCGCCGCGCGCAGCAAGAACTCGATGCCCCTAGGACCGCCTGGGAGCCCGCCGCGCGCGTCCAAGAGCGCCTGGGCCTCGACGGTCAAGATCAGCGCCAACGTGGGCGAGACGCCAGCGCGCACGGCCACGGAGTACAGGTCCACGCGCGCGGGGTCCTCGATTGCGGTCAACGCCTGCGCGACCTCCAAGACCTTGTCCGCGTCCATGCCGTGCTCGACGGCGACGGCCCCGCACGCGGTTGCGATGAACTCGACGCGGCCGAGGTACGCCTGCCACGTGGGCTCGTCCATGCTGGCAAGCTCGGTCGGCGTGGGCGGGCGGCGGGTGCCGTCGGGGGTGGTCACGCAGCCCGAGACCAGGCTGGCGACGAGGGCCACGCCCGCGACCAGAGCGACGGTGCTTAGGACGCGGGGGAGCCAGAACTTGTG